TCACTGACAATGCCATTTGCGGTTAGCCCAGAGATGGACTTCTACCAGCAGACCTTCCGCCAGTTCCTTACGCAGTATGGACCAGGCGAGGCTGAGGCTAAGTTCCTTGAGATGTACCCAGATTATTTTGAGGCAACCGTCAGTCTTTCTAAGTCCCCAGGTAGCCTTGAGGCTAACAGGGAAACAGTCAACAACCTCAAGAAGTTCCGTGGACTTATGGCAGAGGCTGAGGCATCTGACAACCCAGAACTTATTGGATTCTTGGCTAATGATTTTGACGGGCAGTACACCTTTAGTCAGGCTGCTTATCAATGGCAGTACAGGCAAGGTGCTTATCCTGGCTCCAAGAACACTTATCGCCAGAACCGAAGCCCAGAAGAATTGTTGCGCGATGCCAATATCAAGCGTGGTTGGACACAGTTCAACTCGTTGATGGGTCAAATCAATACCTACAAAATTCAGAACGGTATTGTTTCGGATACTGACCCACGCATGGAGACAATCAATGCTGCCAAGCAGTTGTGGACTCGTATGCAGGCTGAGGAAAACTTCGATTGGTATTCCGAGTACATATCCCCAGATAGGGGTAAATACGAGCGCCGTGCTCTTGTCCTCAAGAAAGCACTGCAAGACAAGAATTGGATGGGGCAAAACGGCAACCGCACGGTTGTCAAGGCTATGGCTACATACCTTGATGTGCGTGACCAAATGGCTGACATCCTCAAGTCGCGTGATGCACAAGGTGGCTCAATGATGCTATCGGCTAAGAGCAATGCAGATTTAGTGTTCGTGTTTGACCAAGTAAAGCAGCAACTGATTGCAGAAAGCCCTGAGTTTGAGCAGTTCCTCAATCGTTACTTTATCAACGATACGGTGGTAGTTTGATGGTAGATGAAAAAAAGCCCAAGACAGAATCCGGAACACCATCCGGCACAGGCAAAAAGTCAAGCAACATTGACTTAGCAGCGCTTGTTGCTGCAGCCCAGGCTGCTGGAATGGGTGGCTCTGCTACTCAGGGTCCTTCGTTTACCAGCCAAGATGCTACAGCCTATGTCCAGGACATCTACCGACAAATGCTTGGCAGGGCTGCTACTGGTGCAGAGCGTGCCAAGGCAATCAATGTATTCCTCAACCAGGCTGCTGAAACCGATGTCGGTGGTAGGCAGGCTGCCATTGTTAGCCAGATTGAGGCAACTCCAGAATTTCGTGCTCGCCAAGAAAACCGCTACTTAGATGCAATCTACAACGCTATTGCTGAGGATGTAAGGAGGGCACAGGGCTGATGGCTGAAACATTTTCAGATGCCAAGGATACCTCCAGGAAAAGGCAGTTAGAAACTTTATCCGTAACTGGTCTTTCTAATGAACTCCAAAGAATAAATCGTGAGATTTATGAAACAGAGCAAACCATCCAGGGCGCTCCTACAGATAGCAAGCGTTTCAGGGATGCCGGAAAAAAACTTTCTTCGCTTAGGCTAGAAAAACAAGACATTCAAGCACGCATTGCTAAAGCGCGTGAACCCAAGGCTAAAAAGGTTGATGCCGTTGCAGCAGAGGAACAGTACCAAAGAGAGGTTGCTCTTGGTAGGCAACCAGTTCCACGCTACGGAGCAGATGGCAAGTCTCTAGTTCCAGGAACCGATGCTTACTTCCAAGGCTCAACAGAGCGACCAGAGGTACCGCGGGTGCCAAAGTCTCAGGTCGAGGAGGACGGTGCGTTTCTCGGTCAAGGCACGCCCGATAAGCCACTGCTTCGCAACAATGTCCCTTTCAGCGGAAGCCACAAGGGTAAGACATACAAAGACGGAATCCTTGTCAAAGAGACAAGCGAAACCGCTGCTGCTGGTGCTGCAGAATCTAAAGTCAAGGCTGGCGGAAGAGACAACAAGCAACTCTGGCTTTCCTACCTACGCACAACCTTTGCTGAGTTGGACGATAAGGCGCAGCGCAATCAGATTGACCGTCTCTTCAATACGGCAGTCAACCAGCAGTGGGACGAGCAAACCTTTATGGAAGCGCTCAGGGGAACTAACTGGTGGCAAAGCACGCTTCCTAGCCTGCGTATGTTCTTCATCGAAACAAATGACCCACGCAACGCATCTACTTTTGCAGAAAAACTACGCAATAACATTGACAGCGTAGCGTCTAAACTTGAGGCTTTGGGTATTTCCGTCAAAGGATTTGATGACACTACTGGCAAGATTGTTGATAACTCTCAGTTCCTTGAGGGCATTGCCATGGAGTCCATCAGAAACAACTGGGACGATGACCAACTAGAAAGTTATCTCGCAACCAAGGGCAACCTTATCTTCACGGGTGGCGGTGTCATTGGTGGCTATCTAGATAGAATCAAAAAGACTGCTTACAACTACGGCATTTCCTTAGATGCTAACCTAGAGAACACCATCAATATGTCATTGCTCGATGCTATGGATGGCAGAGATTATCAGTACTGGGATAACAGCATCAAGCAAATGGCTTTGGATGCTCCTCAGAACAAGCCATTCCAGGAGTCTCTCAAGACTGGCAGAAGCCTTTATGAAGTGACGAACAACTACCGTCAGCAGATGGCTCAACTCCTTGAGATTGATTCCACCGCAATTACCTGGAATGACTTGATGGGTAAAGTAATTGACAAAGATACGGGTAATGCTCGCACCTTTGCCGACTTCAGTAAGCAACTCAAGCAGGACCCAATGTGGCAGTACACCAAGAACGCAAAGGAAACCTATAGCAATATGGCACTTGATATTGCAAAGATGTTCGGATTTGCAGGCTAACCCATGGCGATGACGAGACGACAATGGAGCAATCTTCAACGGATGCTTCCGCAAGAAGATAGGATGTCCTACGAAGATTACCTGACCACAACAGGTGAATCTACTCAGGCACCATCTGCTACTCCGCGGGGTAACCAAGGACCTGGGCTTACTGGCGCAGAAGAAAGAATGTTCGGGATTACCGATGCTGCTATTGCTCCAACGCCAATAACCACGCCTGTTATTACCCCGAAACAACCACTTGAACCAACCCCAAAGGGTGATACATGGACCGGAACTGGTACAACTGGTGACCCATTAGCACTCAACGGTTCCCCATATACCGGACAGTACAATGGGGCTACCTATGTAAACGGTATTCTCAAGGTAGATAGTGCAAGCAACCAGCCGACTTCCTATGCTGGAAATGGCAATGCCCAAAGTCCGCTGACTGCCAATGGCATCCCATATACCGGAACCCTCTATGGTGCAACCTATGTCAATGGGGTTATCCAACTTCCAAAGCCAGTAGATAACACCAAGGAGTTGGAAAACAGGCAACGCAGAACTGCCCAACAAGAGTTCAGGGCAACCCTTGGAGAGATTGGTCTAGCAGATTTAGCAGATACTGTTGATGCGATGATTATTGAAGATAAGACTATCGCTCAAATCAAGATGGATTTGCCTAACACTAAATCCTATAAGGACCGCTTTCCAGGAATGGAAGCCTTGCGTAAGGCTGGCGTAGCCATCAATGAGGCTACCTATATCTCGAATGAGCGTGGCTACTTGCAGACTCTCAGAGCATTTGGACTTGACACCAGCATACTTGGTAGCAGGCAAATGCTTGGAAAGTACATAGAGAATACAGTAGCGCCTCGAGAGTTTGAGGAGCGCGTTAGCACGGCAGCAAACCGTCTCGATGAAAACCCAGAGGTCATGGAAACATTCAAGACTTTCTACCCAGAGGTAGATAAGAGTGCGGTCTTGACTTATATCCTCAACCCGACGGTTGGTATAGATGTTATCCGCAAGCAAGTTAGGACTGCCGAGATTGGTGCAGCAGCAACCAAAGCAGGTCTTGCTGGAGTTGCAAGAGCGCTTCCAGGAGCAGACGAACTTGCACGAAGTCTTATTGGTGCAGTAGGAGAATCTTCCTACAATCAGATTTCTGCTTCATTCCAAAGAGCAAGGCAGTTGGCTGATACACAGCGCAGGCTTGCTGCTATCGAAGGACAGAACTATCAGGATGTAGAGGCTGTACAAGCAGTCGTTGGTGGCGATATTCAAGCAGGTCTTGCCTCACAGCGTAGAACTGCTCGTGAGTTAGCACGCTTCCAGGAGCGTGGCGGAGTCACCGCAACATCCCTACAGCAAACAAACATATAGAACCCCCACCCTGACCGACCAGCCCAGGGGGGCGTAGAAGTCTGGTAGCGGTAGCCGTATGGGTTTCCCCGAATCCATGCGAGGACTGCGAATACAACGAAAAGGGAGATAGGTAGATGGCTACCAATTACGAATACGATGACGAAGATGACAACACTTCAACAGATGTTGTTGCTCAACTCCGCAAAGTAAACCGTGCGCTAGAAAAGCGTGCGAAAGAACTAGAGCAGGAGTTGTCAGGTCTGAAAACACAGACCCGTCAGCGTACTGTCAAGGAAGTTCTACAGGCTAAAGGACTCAATCCAAAGATTGCAGCGTTCGTGCCACAGGACATTGATGCCTCGGAAGAAGCAATCAACCAGTGGGTAAACGAATACGGCGATGTCTTTGGAGCGCCAGTCCAACAGCAAGAACAAGCACAAGTTCCAGATGTCTCAGCACATGCAAGAATCAACAACATGGTTTCTACTGGTCAACCACCTTCGGTTGACGAGGATGCTATGTCTAGGGTTCTCAATGCTAAGACTAAAGAAGAACTTGATGCCCTCCTTGGTCTATAACCAAACCACACATCAACCAATCACCAGGAGGTGAACACATGGCATATACCGACACAACGAGTTTCGCTGGTCTAGTAAAGACAGCGTATGACCGCTATGTTGAGTTTGCCCTCCGCGCTCAGCCGATGATTCGTGCTGTTGCGGACAAGAAGCCAGCACAACAGGCAATGCCTGGTTCAAGCGTTGTATTCTCGCTTTACAATGACTTGGCTGCTGCTACTTCAACCCTCGCCGAGACAACTGACCCAGATGCAGTTGCATTGCCAGATGTCTCCACCGTTTCCGTTACCCTCAATGAGTACGGCAACGCAGCGCTCGCAACCCGTAAACTCGAGTTGTTCTCGCTCTCCGATGTTGACCCTGCTATCGCAGACATCATCGCCTTCAACATGGCTGACTCGCTTGATACCGTTGCACAGATC